TTGCTTTTGCAACCTCTTCTTTGAAAGCGAGTTTCTTTTTACGGATATCTCGCTCTTCATCCAACTCTTCATCATATTCAAAGTTGTCTTCCATAAGGAATTCAATCTCTTCATTATCTAAATGTGGACGTGTTTTTTTATAATATTCCTTTAATAAGGTTTCATTGTTTACATTTGAATAATCTGCACTAAGTCTGACATAGTCATTAATATCTCCGCCTGTTTCTTCCATAAAAGAAATAAGTTTCTCTATATTCTCAGGTAACGGTTTTCCAGAATACTCAGATGCTCTTATTGCATCATTTGCTTCTTGTGTTAAACTAGCGGCCTCTTGTTGAATTTCTTCTTCTGTAATTTCATTTATTGTAATTACTTCTTCTTCCTGACCGGTAACGATTTTAGATTCTTCGTTTCCTTGGACCACTTCTTGCAATCCCACTTTGGGTCCTTCGCTGCCCAACAGGCTTTCATTTGTGTTTTGCTCTTGAATGGCATCTGCTGTTTCTGTTTCGTTAGTAATAAATACTTTTGTTACTTCTGGTTCAACTACTGTTGTAGGCTCTAAGTCGCTAATTGTAACCTTCGTAACCTGATCTACTTTATTTAATTTTTTAGGGGTTTGTTTCTTTATTTTGAATTCCCCCTCTGTTTTAATTTCTTCTGACATGATATAATATTATAAAATTGATTGGTAAAATTTATTTTGGTTCAAACTGGGCTAGATCAAAACCACTCATATTATCAAATCCAGCGGATTCAAAATCCTTTGGCATTGTTTTGTTTTGTCTTTGATCTATTAATTCAGATTGCTGTGTTGCTGTTGTTTTTAATCTATTGTCTTTACGATCCTCAATAGTATTAAGCTTTGACTGTTGTGCTTGAGCATTAACCTGTGCGAGTTGCATTTGATATTTAAACTCTTCCGCCATTAACAACTTTTTAAGTTGTGCTTCATGCTCCATTCTTTGAATTTCAAATTGGTTCTTTGCTTGCATCTTTTGAATTTCAGTTTGCGCTAAAGCTTGTTGTTTTTGCACCTCAGCTAATGCGGCTGCTTCTGTTGTCTGAGAATTTGCTTGCGCCTGCGCTTGTATATTTGCCTGTTGATTTGCTTGGTCTCTTTCTAATTTTTTCTTTCTTTTATATTTTAAAGACTGATTAGCAAGTTTAAGATTATTAATTTCTCTTAGATCAATAGCATCTTCAAGATCGATTCCGCCTGTTTGCAAAGCAACTTGTATATTTTGTTCTAATTGCGCTTTTTCTTCTTCGTCTGGCTCCAATTCTAAGAATATACCAAAGTCGTGAATATCTAGATTCTGTAATTCTTCAAGTGTTTTAACATTTGATATTGATATACTTTGAACTAAAGCATTTGCTGTTAATGGAAACTTTAAAGAGTCGCCTACTCTTTTAGATATATTTTCGCACATCCTCAAAGTTAAATATAGACTTGCGTCTAAAATATGCCTTGTTGCCACGTTTGAATTTGCTGCAGCCATTTTTTGTAAACCAACTAACGAATTAGAATCTGGCATAGAGCCATCTCTTGCTTCATTAAGCCCGGTTACATCACGAATCATTTGTAAGTAATACTGGTATGTATTTATTAAGGATGAAATCTTAGCATTACCTGACGATGTTTGCAATTCTTGAATTGGAACCTTGCCGTGATTCATAGACCCGTCTTGCGCCATTGATCTACCGACAATACTACCAGTTTGAAAATACATATTCAACGCTTCTGCTGGGTTGTAATTTGTACCATTACCTAAATCAACTTCTGCTAAACCGTCAACATCCACGAATACCCCATCAGGAACCATTCTAGCAAGCACCTGTTGTAATTTTAGATGCGTTATTTGAATCATATCTGCAAAAGAAGTAATTCTACTTACTATAGACTCAATTCTTCCTTTGTAAAGACGCGGCGCACAAATAGCATAGTTCATATCCACTTTAGTAGTATCCGCTAATGGTCTTGTCATATTCTGAGACAATTCCCATCTAAGCATTCTTTTATGCCCAAGTATTTTTGCTCCTGAATAAAGAACCTCAATACTTCTTGATACTACATTAAAGTTATCATTAGCTGGTGGATTAAATCCATCTGATTTAACTAATGCTTTTTCCAATCCTTGTTCTGTTTGTTTTATTTTAAATACTTGATTTGAATATGTTTTGTATTCAAAGTATAAAACTTGTATTGTGGTTGTGTCGTAATTTTGATTTGTATATGTACGACTATAATCATTTGTTCCTGGAAACTTCTCTATTTCTTTTAACTCTTCATCAGTTAAAGTAGGAAACTCCTTTTTTAATTCTTCCAAACTAATTGACTTAACTTCTCCAACATAGTACATGTCATCAAAATTAGGATCTTCAGTATACGAATAAACTAAATTAGCTGGATCTACATACTCGATTGTGATACCATTAGAACCATTCCAGTTTGTTTTTGCGCATGCAATACCCAATACCGTTAAATCATAATTAAGCCTCTTTGCAATATTGTCATATTTGTTTTTATTCAAAACGTAGTTAATGACTTCTTCTTCCGCAATCTCAACTGCTTGCTTATAATTTAATTGTAAATGTATTTCTAATTCCTCTTCGTCATTAGGCACGCTTTCTGGGCTAGGTGAGTTATATAAATCAACACCTAATTCATTCTTAAGGTTATTCAGAAAGTCCTTAGCATACATATCCCTTATTACTGATGCCGTATATTCCGTTTTTTGAGCCACTGATTGTGGGTCCTGTGCAAAAGCTTTTATTTTAAATAATTTATTAGACATCCCATTAACAACTATATCAACAAACTTTGGTATAATTGGTATTGGTTTCCAATCTAAATTCAAATAAGATAAATCACCATTAATAGATAACTCATCTTTGTATTTCTGTATACTTTGTTCACCTCTAGCATATAATCTAAGATTATGGAATGTTTGCCAGTTGGTACTCCATCTGTCATTTCCAAGACTAGTTCTATTACCTCTGAACCACTCACCTTCTATTGCCATACCTACTGCATAGCCATAGTCTAATGTTTGTTTTTCTTCGTCCGGTACCACCTGACTTGGGAAAGAGCTATTCGTGTTAGTATAAATCATCTATTATATTATTTGTGAACTATAACCTTGGTTATTATATTTTTTGAAATTTAATTCTACTTTTTCTTTTTTATACGGAGTTGATGGAGAATATAAATGCCTATTGCATGCCATTATTGCAAAACCTGAACTTATGGTTGCATCATGCTTTGTTCTATTATTTATATTAAATCTAGACCAGTCATTCAATGTTTTTTGAAAATACATATCACCATAACCGCTTTCTTTATGCCCAACATAATCCTCTATATATGTTTCAATAGCCGATGCGTGCGCTTGTATTATATCTTGTCCAGCTGAAGGTATACCACCAATCTCTTTCTCTGTTGGCGATAAATTATTCCATACTTTGTCCGGTCTATTCATTGAGAAATGTCTATAACCTCTTCTTTTTAAATAATATAATAATCTAGCTTTGTTATTCTCTGCTAATATTGGCATACCATAAAACACTAGCGCCATTAAAACCTCTTCGAAAAATATTTCAGAAGTTTGTGGTCTAGCTATGTATTCTAAAAAGAAATGGTTTGGAGGAACATCTTCCATTGAGAACTTAGTTAACCCGTGAAGCGAACCATTAGATCCTCTTACATCAACTGTTCCGGATATATCGTAACTATCACATCCAAATGCTCCTAAGTGTTCATTCCCTGGATATTTAAGCCCATCCTTTATTATTACACGGTTTTGAAGATGTTTAGGTGGAACCCATGATATTAAGAACCTGCCGTCTTTGTTTGGGTAAAACACAACATTTGAATCTTGTATACCGTTCTCCCATTGAAAACTACCTTGTGTTATAACTTGTGAATTTCTTAGATCGTCATTATAATCTATTTGTTCATATATTTTTGTAAGATTAAACAAAGATTGTTTTGTCTCATCTCTGAATGCGTGTTGCTCTGTTCTTGGAAACTGACGATAATATTCGTTTAAACCGTCTTGATCTTGTTTTAAACCGTCAACCTCATTTTGCCAGTGTTCAATAACACCGTACTCTATATAGTTACCATCTATACCTTTAATTGGTTTGTCTGGAGTATCGAATACAGGTATCCCATAAGTGTCAATGAATCCTTCGTACGACCATTCCATAGGTATGAACAAACTATATAATCCTGAGCTAGTTTGTCCATTGCGGTTTCTTTTTGTAACATCTGAATCATTATATAATCTTTTGAAGTTTTCACCTCCTTTGTCTAAAGCATTTGAGGTTGAACCCATCATACACTTTCCAATAACTCTACTACCTAATCTAAGTGTTGTTTTAGTAACACGCCAGTTATTTAATATGTTATCGGGTCTTTCCCATTTACCACTTTCATCGTGTACTAATAGTTTTAATTTTTCACCATCATAACTATTGTCACCAGTATTCTTCCAGTCAATTGTTGTATCTAATCCTTCAAGGTCTTCTAACTTATCATTAGAATCTAATTTTCTTCTTGTTAATTTAGACGCGGGTATTCTATATGCTAATTCAGTTTTAGGTCTATCCATACCATCTTGGATAGGTTTAAAAAAGAAAGGGTAATTAACCGAGATAGGCACCACCTTATCTGTAAACATTTTTTTAGCATCCGCTCCTGACTTAGATAATATACCAAATCTTGAATCACTAGATATTGTTGCCTGATTAACTAATTCTGCAGAAGACATAAATGAAAATCCAGAACGTCTGTTCTTTAAATAACACATTCCATAACATCTTGGATCTGCTTTGCAAGCCTCCCAAAATATAAAGAATAATCTATTTGATTCTCTAAAATCCGCTGCTCCAACATCTATCTTACTCCATTGCAGATACATATAATGTGTACCTGTTATATATGTAGGTTTACCATTACTATAATAAGTAAAACCTTCGTCTCTTCTTTTAAACTCTTGATCTATATAATCATACCAATACTCCTTAAAACTATCAGGATGTTTATTCCAATCGGTAACATTCTTAATCTTATCTAATTCTTTAGGGTACTTAGCTTGTTCCCAATACTGTTCCTCTTTTACATTAGATCTTTTATAAGGATCTTCATCTAATGGCAATGCAATCCTAAGATTTTGTATTTCATATATTTCGCCAATCTTACCTGTCTTACTGATAACAACTACATCATAGTCTTTATCATATCCGTATTTCCATTTATTTAACCTATTGTTCTTTTTAATAACTGTAGGTTTTATATAATCTGGTAATACTTTATATAAAGTTTGTTCGTACATTATCTGGATCTCCCTTCTGCAAATCCTTTAAATGGTTTTGCTGTAGTTTCTTTAGAAGCCTCCTCAATCATTTTTGTTTCGTCTTCTATTCTAGCAAGAATCTCAAACGCATCAAATATTGCTAATTTTTTTGTTGCCGCTGCATTTTTTAATTTGTCCGCTGATAAATCATCATCTCCATTATTTAATATAGCTTCTTCCGCAACTTTAATTAGCTCCAATACCGCTTTGTGCCCAGCTGATATAATACTTAGTTTTGTTTCTTTAGTATCCATCTATTTAATAAAATATAATTTTTTAACAGTATTTTTGTGTATACCTAATACTAAAGCCGCTTGCCTTAAAGACGGATATTCAATACCTTTAACAATAACTGGAATTCTATTCTTTTTATTTAAACAGTTTTTTACTTTTGATTCTTCTGAAGCTTTTCTGCCTGTTAAGGTTTCTTTTATTCTTCTCCTTCTCAAGCATTCTAGATCATCGTTCAATATTCCAGTCCCTTCGCCTCCGCAAGTCATATTACATAATGTTCCTGTTTTTAAATCAATCCTACCATATAATTCTATAAACTCTTTTTCTTTTTCTATTGCTTGTTCTTTTGTTAAATTATCAAAAAGAATTTCTACAATATATTTTGTTTTACCAATTATACTTTTCCAGAAATTAGATCTATCTTTTTTATTATATGGCCTATTGGTATCTTTGCCAATGCCAATATAAAATGGAATATTCTTATCTAATCTTATATGTCTATAAACAGTCCAATTATTTTGCCCAATATGGGTCATATTCAACTTCGTCTCCTTTGTATCCATATTTAATTACAATATCATTAGATTTCATACAATATAATCGCTGGCCTTCTACAATAAACTCATACTCTCCGTTAGGGGTATAGCCTACTAGATCTCCAGGATTGATTTTAAGCTTGTTTAAGGAATCATTTCCGTATTTTAATATACCAATAAGTTCTCTTTCTTTATCTAGCTTAAAATTATCATTATTCTTTATTGGTTTTACAAAACATCTATCGTTAAATG